TGAAGATTGCAGCTGACGGAGTTTATAAATATGAGGAGTAACAGATGATATTAATACTTGAAGGCATTGATTGCGCGGGTAAAACTTGGATGGCTGAAAGACTATTAAAAGAATTACCAAATACTTATTTAATTAAGCATGGTAATAGGCCTACTGAAGACACTCCTGCTGCATCTTTCACACTATATAAAAACTATAAAGCAATGTTAGATACTTATCAGTTTGCTATTAAACCGGCAGGAGGCACCCTAATTTTGGATAGATTTTATATGTCTGAATTAGTTTATGGGCCAATTACTAGAAGATGTAATCTATTAACTCCGGACTACGAAAAAGAGCTAGAAGGCAGGATAAAAGAATTCCCTCATTTATATGTTGAAATTACTGCAAGCCGTGACCAGATTATTGAGCGCATGAAAACAAGAGGTGAATTTTATTTAAAGGTTGAACACCTTGACAGTATTATGGAAGAATATGCCGAATTCTATGACGGCACTAAATTAAATAGAGCAAGAATAAAATCAGGAGAATCGAGTATTGATTTTCTAAAAAATGAAAGGCTAAAAGATGTTTAATTATATTAATAGTTGGAAAAGTCGTAAATCAGAGAAATGGAATATTGAATTTCGTTTAGGAAGACTTACACTATTGCAACTTCACTACGATGCAAAACAAAATAAATTTAGATTTATGTTGTTAAATATCGGATTTGAAATTGGAGGAAAATAATGGGTAAGAAACAGAAAATGTTTTATGATCTTAATGATAAAGTAAATAAAGCTATTTATAATAAAGGTTATAGAGCTGGCTTTAAAGCAGGAAAGAAAATAGGCGCAGTTGGCTGGTTCTCTTGTTTTAAAAAATATATTAATTGGACGAGGAAATAGTATGCTAGAATTTAAAAAATTACACCCGGATGCTATTATACCAACAAGAGCTCATAATTCTGATGCAGGGATGGATGTATATAGTGTTGAAGATATACGTATTCCAGCAAGAGGGGATATATTAACAGGTTTGGGGTTAGCTTCTAAATTTCCAAATGGACATGCTTTATTAGTATATAATAAATCAGGTAGAGCAACCAAACTTAAATTAGATAAAGGCGCAGAAGTAATTGACGCAGGTTATAGAGGTGAAATACATGTTCACTTGTTTAATCATTCTGATGTGAATGTTGTAATTAAAAAAGGGGAAAAAATTGCACAGCTAATTTTAGTACCAATTTGGGCAGGCCAACCTATTGAAGTTGATGAACTTGATGATACTGAAAGAGGCGATGGTGGCTTTGGAAGCTCAGGCATAAAATAAATGTTTGTCCAAGTTACAGGCAAAAACATGTCTGAACTTTGGTTCAACCTTTTAGTACATACTGCCACAGGCAATCAACATTCTTATTATTATCCTACTATGTATTCTCGAAGAGTATATGGTTTTACGGAAGGAATACATTTTGATGATACGATTATAGAAAAAGATTTCTATAAGTATTCAGGATATAATAAAGATATGAAACTTAATAGACTTAGAGAGAGTTATTTTGGCCCAAAGGTTGAAAAACAATATGATTTATTAGTTTCCCAAATTAGACAATTACAACCAAGACAGGCTAGAGGATTAATTAGTTTTTCTGAGCCAGCTTTTAATAGAACTGATAGACTTAAATGTTTAGACAGTTTATATATACAAAAGTCAACTATGACTGAATATGAAGCTTTGATTGTATTTAGAAATACAGAAATATGGCCAAAGACTTATATGGATTTTGAATTTTTAAATGAAATGTTAGAAGGATTTGTAGAACAACGAGTTAGATGTACTTTATTTTCATGCTTTATGACCTCGTCATTTATAAATATGCACCAGGCTCCAACTGCCGCAATGATGATGAGGAAATATGGTATTAGAGACTGGAACTCATCATTTAAAGAAATGCTTCTGAGATTTAAAGACAAATTCGGTGATCCTTCTTGTTTAGAGACTGTTAAAATGCAATGGATTAAAAGAGTATTAACAAGAACATATAGACTGTTTGAAGAAGACGGTGTTGATATTGATATGTTGATAGAAGGTAAATAATGGAAAAATTTGCTATTTCAACTTTAACTTCTAGAAATAAAATTGGCTTTCTAACTGATTTAGTAAATAGTATGGAAGGTTTACCTAAATTTCCTTGGTACATTTATTCTAATGGTAGTGATGAAAAACAAGAACAATTTTTAAAATCCCCATTTATTACTAACCGCTGTATAGTAAAATTTGGCCAGGAAAATAAAGGTGTAGGCTATGGGATTAATCAAGCTGCAGAAATGGTAAAGCATTATAAATACACTTTATTTATAGAAGATGATTGGTATCATTTGCCCGTTGGGCTCACAGGCTACAAAATTAGTTGGCTCTATGATTGTATAGACTATTTAGATGAAAACCCTGATGTTGATGGAATTGTCTTAAGGAAATATATTTGGAGGTCAGAGGTCTCTATGCACAATCACCATTTGGCTTTTAATTCTGAAACTGATAAGATTATTAAATACCAAGGAATACAAATCATCACTACTAATTTTGATTATGCTAACAGTCCCCACATTAGAAGGAATAAATCTTGTTATGAAAAAGGTATTTTTCCACAAATAGAACACCCGGAAGAAACTAAACCTGTTGGAGCTAATTGGGCGGGTAATATACCTGATAAAATAGCCGGTCATTTTGGTAGTGAAGGTCAAGCGGTCCAAAAGGGAAAAGAAAATGGTTTAAAATTTGTTGGATTATTAAATGGGATTTTTACTCATGAATATGATAGTAAAAAATGGAAAAATAAAGATTTAGGCTGTGGTGAATATTCAGTAGGGGAATCTACTTGTAAATATGGCTTTTTTGATAGAGAAGATGTCTTTTGTCAAGTATGTTCTAATAAAGAAGATTTAACTTATTATAAAGAGCATTTTGAGCGGTTTTACCAGCTATTAGATCTATATGATAACAATAAACAAAATGCTATCAGTTATATCCGCTCAAAGATTAAAGAAGAGGATAGTACTATGGATCTAAAGTTTGAACATTCACATTTTACAACAAAAAAGAGGGGCGTATGAAAGAGTATGAGAAAGTAGCAAAAGAAATCGGCAAGTTAGTTGCTGAAAAAAACAAAGCTTATGGAGACTCATTTGGACAAGCACATCGAATTTTAAAGGTATTATATCCTAATGGTATTAAGCCTGATGGTTATATGGATTTTTTAACTATAACACGAATTATCGATAAGTTGTTTAGATTAGCTAATGAAAAGGAGGCTTTTGAGGAGAGCCCTTGGCGAGATATTGCAGGTTATGCTATATTAGGGGCTGCAAATGATGAGGCAATATTAACAGAAGAAGATGGTGACTCAGATATGAGTTACGATATAAAAGGAAAGGCAGAAACAAATGACTAGATATTTTTATCAAGCAAAATTATTAAGAGTTGTAGATGGTGACACTATTGATGCTCTTATTGATGTGGGATTTGATATTTGGGTAAAGAAGCGTATCCGCTATATGGGGCTGGATACTTGGGAATCTCGAACAAGAGATTTAGAAGAAAAGAAAAAAGGCTTAGCAGCAAAAGCTAGAAATAAAGAATTACTTGAAGGTAATGATAGTAAATTTTTAGTTCAAAGTCATGGATTAGGTAAATATGGAAGACTTTTAGGTGAAGTATTTATTGGTGATGATGATGCTCCAATGAGTGTTAACCAAATCTTAATCCAAGAAGGCCACGCTTATGTATATGATGGCGGTACCAAGAAAGTTTTTGGTGGATAATCATATATTAATTAATAACTAATCACGGAGAATTAATGACGAAACCTGTACACGAGTGTATTGAAGAAGCTGTTTTAGACTTATATAAAAATGGCAACGAAGTAAAACCTCTTAAATGGCAATCAACTGAAGTTGAGTACCCAATGATTGAGGTAACTCAACGTTTTTATCAAATGAAAATGCCAAGTAATATAACTATACTTCAAAGTCAAACAAAAGCTGACCAGCCTTGGGCAGAAGACCACTTTCAAGAACGTGTATCAGGAGAACCATTAAACCCAGGTAATCAATATTATAATTGGCCTTATTATGATCACGGTAAAGATAATGACCGTTTTCGTGAAGGAGATAAACAATTTAGCCATTCTTATATGGAAAGATATTGGCCCCCTCGTGATTTAAAAGGTATACGTTATAATTATGGTGATTTAGATCATCTTATTGAGCGTATGAAAAAAGATCCATTAACTAGACAAGCTTATCTTTCGGTATGGTATCCGGAAGACCAAGTTGATGTTGGAGAAAGAGTACCATGCACATTGGGATATCATTTTATGATACGAGATAACAGGTTACACTGTACTTATCTAATTCGTAGTTGTGATATACGTAGACATTTTAAAAATGATATTTATATGACAATTAGATTAGCTCAATGGGTACAGGATAAGCTTGAAATGGATTTACAAATGGGTGATTTAAATATGTGGATTGGTTCTCTACATGCTTGGGCCTTCGAAAGAAACATGTTAAAGAACGGTACTGTTTAATGAACGCAGGAGGAATATATGGTGGTATTGGTGGTGCCTTATTAGGAGCTCAATGGGCCGGATTTGATATTAAATTTAATATTGAACCTCGACCTTTTTTTAATACTGAGACCTTTAAACATAATTTTGAGAAAGCTAATTTTACTCAATCATTTGAAAAGCATACAGATTTAACAGGTAAGAATATTCAATTAATAATTGGTTCGCCCGATTGTAAACAGTTTAGTAATTTAGGTACTAAAAGAAAAGACAAAGGTAAATTACATGAGTTAGACCCTTTTGATTTTGATTATGTAAAATTTTTAAGGGCTATGAATATTATAGAACCAGACTGTTTTATTTTAGAAAATGTACCGCAGATTTTAAAGACTTTATGGTTTGAAGAAAATAAATTGAAATTTAAAGGTAGTGAAGAAGCTATTTATCTTTTACCAAAATATGATATCCAAACTATTATATTAAATGCTAAAGATTTTGGAGTACCCCAGAGCCGTAAAAGGGCTTTTATAATTGGTAGTAAAAAATTTAAACCAGAATTTAGTTTTGAGGCTTTAGAGAAAATGGGATTTGTAGACTTAATTAGAGAACACTATAAAGGAAAAATATTAAAAGATGTTTTAAACATTCCAGAAGGTGTAGCAAACAATAAGCCGCCAAGACATTCTGTTAAAAGGGTTGAAGGTTTCTCTAAATTAAAAATTGGAGAATCTTATTATGGTACTCAGAACAATTTAAGATTAGATCCCAATAAACATTCAGGGACTATTGCTTCTCATTGTTCACGTTTTGTTCACCCCTCTGAAAGTAGAGTTTTAACGGCAAGAGAGAATGCTAGAATTATGGGATTTCCCGATGATTTCATCTTTTATGGAAATGAATCTGGGCAATTAGACCAAATTGGAAAATCTATTGTCCCCCAAGTATCAATGGGAATTGCTTATTATATTAAAGAGATGCTAAATGGCTAAACACGACTCAACAGAATTATTTGCTTTAGTACGTATTGAAGACGTAATTAAAGATTATTTACCAATTCAAAAAATTGGAGAGAACTATAGATGTAAATGTCCGTTTCACCATGATGCTGACCCGTCATTAGTCATATCTCCGAAATTAGGCATTTTTAAATGCTTTGGTTCCGGTTGTGGTGAAACGGGCAATGCCGCTTCTTTTATATCAAAGTTTGATGATATACCTTACCCATTAGCTTTAGCAAAATTAGCAGAAAAAATTGGTAGGCCAGATCTTGCACCAAAGGCCAAAGGTAAACAGTTTACTAGTGTTCTAGAAATAAATGAAATGGCTTTAAGTCTTTATTCAAAAGCCTTATTTACTAAAGATGATTTAAGTGCTAATGCTAGAATGGCTCTTAGGGAACGAAGAATTACTCAAGAGACCGCTAAACTATTTCAATTAGGATATTCACCTAATTCATGGACTTGGTTAGTGGATCAGCACTTAGATAATGAATTACTTGAGAAAGCTAACTTAATATTAAAGACTGAAGCGGGCCACTATCGTGATTATTTTAAAAATAGAATAATCTTTCCAATCTTTCATCAAAAGAAATTAATTGGATTTACAGGTCGTACTTTGGGAGTATCTCAAAAGATTCCTAAATATTTAAATTCTAGAGACAGTGATTGGTTTAAAAAATCTCAATTATTATATGGGTGGGCTCAAAATGCACAACAAATAAGAAGACAGAAAGAGATTGTAATTACTGAAGGACAGTTTGATGTATTACAACTTCATCAAAGAGGTATTCAAAATGCTGTTGCAGTATCGGGTAGTTATTTTGGACCTGACCAAGCTAATTTATTTCAAAAAGCTGTAAAGAGAGCTACTATAATGAGCGATGGTGATAAGGCGGGTGTTGAAGCAGTTATTAGAATTGGAGAATTTTTAATTGAAAGAAATATAGACCCTCATATTATTCATGTTGAAGGTAAAGACCCTGATGATTTAGCACGATATAAACATAGGTTTGATTGGAAAAAACTTAATACTAAATATGGTTACAGTTTTGTAGAATTTTGTCATGAACAAAAGGGACTAGAATCTACTTTAAAAAGAATTTCTGGGCACCGTAATAAATTAAAACTTAGCCAGGATTTAAGACAATTAAGTGAACTATCAGGTTATGATGAAAAACATTTAGAACATTGGCTTATTCAATATAAGAAAGCTCCTATGCTAGAGATAGTTGATATTAATAAAGACCAGTTGAAATTAGAAGATGAGCTAATGTTATTATATGCTGTAAATGGGGTTGATGTTCCGATAAATGGATTTTTAAAGAAAAGATTAAATACTGAGTTAGTTAATAATATTACAAATAAGCCTGATGGATTGGCTCAAGATCTAGCAAGAAATCAAAAATTTGCTACTAGATTATCTATACTTGATAATATTAAAGATAAAACACAGTATGCTAAAGATTTGATTATTAAACTTAATTTGAAGTACATGAAAAAAGAAGTAAATCAAAATAAGCAAAAATACAAAGAAACTAATGATGCAAAGTACTTAGAAAAAGTAGAGTCATTAGTTAAGAATATGAACAAAATGAAATTAAAGGTGAGAAATGGACAAAGTTATAGCTCTTCGATTTGATAATATAAAAGAGATTTCAGTTGTTAAATCATTAATAGAGATTGGATTACAGGACCCAGAAATAAGCCCTGGTGAGGCTATTACTGGCAGAGAAATCATTAAACAATTAAATAAATGCGCAACATTAATGCAAAAACAAAATGAGTCGGCTAAATAGAAAAGAATATTTTATGTCTATAGCAGAACTTGCAGCTAAAAGGGGTACATGCCCTAGAGCTCAAGTAGGTTGTGTGTTAGTTGATGAAAGGAACCGAGTTAAAGCTACAGGCTATAATAGTAGTCATCCGGGTTCTTGTCATTGTGATGATCACGGTTGTTTAGTTATTGGTGACCATTGTATTAGAACTATTCATGCTGAAGTAGCCGCAGTATTAAATCTAGAAAAACAATATAAGAATTTAACTGCTTTCGTAACTCATGAGCCTTGTATGAATTGCTATAAAGTAATAACTGCGGCAGGAGTCACTAAGATTTATTATAAAGAAGCTTATGGTAATCACCCCGAAGAGTATTATGAATTACAAAATGAAATAGGTGTTGAAATGATAGAGTATAATAATGTCCCGTTTTAAAATAAAAGAAATGATTGAGATGATTGATTTATCAATCCAGACTTTAGAAAATTTAAAAGAAGAACTTCAAAGTAATGAAAAGGATTTGCTTAAATTTTATAAAAGGGGTAGCAAAAGAGCTGGAGTAAGGGTAAGAAGATTATTAAAAAGATTAATGGACAGCGCACAGACTGTTAGACTAGATATATACAGACTATACAAAGAAAGAGACATATTTAAAGGAACTGAATTTGACAAAGATTACAAAAGAGATAAACCTTCCGCTGAGTAATTGCGGTGAATGTACTTTATATGATGAAAAAGCATATCACCCTCATAATTACTGGGGCAATCTAAATCAACCCGATGTATTATTCATTGGTGAAGCACCTGGACAGGCAGAAAAAACGACAGGATTAGCTTTCCAAGGTAGAGCGGGTAAACTTCTACAAAAAACTTTAAAAGAAATTGGAATTGATAATTTTGCTATTGCTAATGTAGTTGCTTGCAGACCCGAAGGTTTAAATGCTTATGGTAAAGTAGTTGATAGAAAACCAACTTCTACAGAAATAAGACATTGTGGAGAAAATTTAGATGCGATTATTAATCATATCAAGCCAAGATATATTGTAGCTTTAGGTGCTACTGCTTGTTCAAGATTAAAAGTAAAAGGGGGAATTACATCAGTTAGAGGAGTAATGTCTGAAACACCGTATGGTAAAGTATTACCAATCTTCCACCCTGCTTATATATTACGCTCACCAAATTTTAAAGTTGAGTTTAAACAAGATTTGAATTTATTAAAGAATTTTATTGACGGGAAAGTTGATATTAAAAAACCGCAAGGTGATTATATAATTATTGAAGATCCAACTGAAATGGAAGCTCTTGAGAAAGATATGGCTTCAAGAAAAGCTTTTGCTTTTGATATTGAAACGGATGGATTAAGATTTTATAAAGATACTATTATGGGAATTGGATTTTGTAATCGGGTTGGTCAAGCTTATTACGTACCTCTTTACCAATCAGTTAGTAAAGATCCTTATTGGGGTGAGCACCAAGCGAGGGTGTTAGAATCTTTAAAAAGGATCATGACCAACCCGGTTAAGAAAATTGCCCATAATGGTAAATTTGATATTAAGTTTATAGACCATCAGTGGGGTATTCAAACTAAAAACTTTGCAGTTGATACAATGTTACTTCATTATATACTTGATGAAAACCGTCCACACGGTTTAAAAACATTGGCAGGTTTTTATTTTCCTGAAATGAAAGATTATGATAAGCATTTACGTCAAGCTCTAACTATTAAAGATTTTGATGAAGAAAGTTTTGGTAATGTTCCTGTTGAAGTTTTAGGGCCTTATTGTGCTATGGATTGTGAAACAACCTATAGACTGGCAAAGAAGTTAGTACCAGAACTTAAAGGTAAGTTAAAGAAATTATTTTATAATTTTTATATGCCCCTATCAAAAGTCTATCAAGCAAGTGAATTAGTTGGAGTTAAAATTGATGTACCTTATATCAAAAAGATTTATAAAGAGAATTCAGAAAAACTTATTGAAGTTGAAGCTAAAGTCTATGAATTAGCTGGCCGGGAACTTAATGTAAATTCTCCTAAACAATTAAATGAAGTATTATTTGAGAAGTTAGGATATCCAGTTTTGTTAGAAACTGCTACAAAAAAACCGAGTACTTCAGAGCTTGCTTTAAAGCTTTTAATAAAGAAGCTTGGTAAGAAAGCTCCAATTATACCTCTTATTCTTGAATTTAGAGGGTTGAAAAAAATGAACACCACATACCTAAAACCTATGTTAGAGAAAGTAGATGGTAATGACCGCATTCATCCATCCTTTCTCTTGCATGGGACCGTTACAGGGAGGGTTTCTTCTAAAGGGCCTAATATTCAAAATATCCCAAGAGACCCCCGAATTAAAGGAATGTTTATACCTGAAGAAGGTTATAGATTTGTAGAAATTGATTATTCTCAAGCTGAATTAAGAGTTATGGCTTATTATTCAAAAGATAAATTAATGACTGAACAATATATAAATAGACAAGATATTCATCTTGCTACAGCTTCTTTTATATTTATGAAAGAACCAAAGGATGTAACTAAAGATGAACGTAAAACAGCAAAGCTTGTTAACTTTGGTTATCTTTATGGAGCTACACCTCAAAAAGCACATTCAAGTATTAATGAAAGGGTAGCTGCTGAAAAAGAAGTAATTACATTAAGAGAAGCTAAAATATTTAGAGAAAAATTCTTTGCTAATTACTTTGGTATAAACCGGTTTATTCTAAATACACGCAGGAATATATTAAAAACGGGTGAAATCAAAAGTTGTTTTGGTAGAATAAGAAGATTACCACAAGTAGAAAGCCCCCTTGAAGAGAAAAAAGCTGAAGCTCAAAGACAAGGCTTAAATGCTCTAATTCAAGGGACGGCTTCAGACCTTACACAGCTTGCACTGATAAGAGTACACAAATTTCTCTTACCTTATAAATCAAGGTTCTTATTTACAGTACATGACGCTATAGTACTTGAGATTCATAAGACTGAAGAACATTTAATTGAAGAAATAAAAGAAATTATGGAACAAAAAGTTAAAGGGTTTGATTTTCCACTTGAAGCTGATGTTGACATATTTAATAACCGTTGGGGCAATGATTAATGAAAATAGGACAAAAAGACCAAAAGAAAAAATTAGTTCATGATAAGAATACTTTTATAGATCCCGCTTTCTTTCAAATTCAATTTTCTATTAATGGTAAAGTATTTAAACAAGCTGTTGATGGTTTATTATCTTTTGAGACTGAAAATCTTGATGAACTAACTGATGAAGATTTAGATAAAGCTTTAGACCAATGCTCTTATTATAGATTTACATTTTTAGCGGCGGGAGCTGAATTAGAAACAGCTATTGCTAGAAAACAAAGAGAGTTTGATACCTGGTATGCTGAAGCAGCAACACAGGCTAGACAAATGCTAATTGAAGAAAGACAGATATTAAAAGCAGATAAAAAAATTCCAAATAATTGGCTAGGATCCATGACCAAAGAAGAAATCCGCGGTAAAATTTTAACTAATCCAGTATTTAAAGAAGAATTTGAAAGCTATACAAACACTATTGACGACATGACAAAACAAAAACAATTATGCAACGGTTTACGAGACATACTTAATGAACGAGGAAGACATTTACAATCACTTGGGAAAAGACGTCTTGAAAATCGAAGAATGAGCTTCGGAGTAAAAGACTATGGGAGCGTATAGGCTTATTAAATATTTAACTAAAAAGTCATTAGAAAGTAATATCGTAGGAGGTAAAGTTAGACTTGATACTCTTGAGGTAGGAGACCATTTTTATCTAGATGTCTATAATGGAATAATTGGAAGAGTAGAACAACTTGGTATTAATATAACTGTTAAATGGTTAAACCACCCTGAAAAGGGAAAAAGATCAGAATGGATTTCAGCAGGAACATCAGTCAATAAATATAATCATGAGTAAAACTAGAAAAATAACTATAACAATCGCTGAAAACATAAGAAGTAAACCTTATGAAATTTTAAAGCCAACTATATCGGTGGAATATGAAGTACCAGATGGTTGGGAGGTTCAGGAATATTATGAATTGAAGTATCGAGAGGTAAAAAGAATCTGGAATATGCACTTATATAATATGGTATATAATACAGAAAAGCGTACCGAGATTGGAGACATTAAGGAATACGCTAAAGAAATGGTATTGGGGAAGGAATCTTTTCCAGTATTTAAGTTAACCAAAAAAGGAGACGATAAACCATGAACTTTGATGATATCGTATACAACATTAAACGCCACGTAGAAGCTATTGAATTAGATCAGGAAAAGCTAAACAAAGGCGTTAAAAGAGCAGGTCGTACTGTTAGAAAACATCTATCAGAAGTGTCTAAACTTTGTAAACAAGGTAGAAAGACAGCTCTTGAAATGACCAAGAAAGAACAATAACCGCGTAATTAATAAAAGGAGAAACCGCGATATGGAACTAGGACAACCTAAACACCTAAAACAAAATAAAGATGGAGGTGGATTAATCCGCACCCGTCTTGAAGAGGGCGATAACGTACATAGAGTATTGTTTGGCCCTGTAAAGATCAGTCTTCAATATTATCCAACATTAGTTGAAGACGCCACAACTGGCGAAATGGTTCAACGAATGAAAGTTATTCGTAGAGGCAATGCTGGTACTCCACTTGATACTTTATCCTCTTTAGAAAAGAGAATAAGAACAGGTAGAGGAGAACAAAATGCTAGCTCTTCATTAAATCCATCTAACAAATGGCTTTATCTTGTAATGGATAAAAATGATGAAGACTATCCATCAGTAAAAATAGCTGAATATCCATATACTGTTTACAAAAAGCTTATTGAGCTTGAAGCAGCAGTATCTACTAAAGATAGTTCAAAATTAAGACATGGACTTATCTTTATGTGGGATGCTATTATTACTAAGAATGTTGATAAATCAAAGGGTATTCGTTTTGGAACAAGCTATGATGTTACAGTAGACCCCGAAAATGACTTTTCAGGTAAAGTACCTGTTAGTTATTTAGGCGCTTCAACTGCCGAGCTTGGGGAAAAACTTGACTTAGCAAAGTTTTTTACTGAAGATGAATATGCCGTAATTCAAGCTGCTGAATTAGATCTAGAGAAAGAAGGTGCACCACACACCGCTGAAGAGGTTAAACAACTTCTTGCAGATTTCCCTATCTATTTAGGGGCTACAAACCCAGACGGATCTTATCGTTTTCCATCTATTGAGCAGTTCCAAGAACAGCTTGAGAAAATGGGAATTGATTTCTTATCGGGAGAAGCAAATGCTCCACAATTAGAGTCACCTAAAACTGACCCAGTGGAAATTCCAACAACAAAAGCTGAACCAGTAGCTGAAGAAGTAACTGAAGAAGCTCCAACTAAAGTTGATGAGGAAAAACCTGCTGATCCTGACAAGAAGGACTCTGATGATGAGGACTTTCCTGAATGGTAAAAAAGGCTAAATCATCTCAGCCTGTTGATAATATTGCTGCCGCCCTTGATGTCTTGGGCGGTAGTGGTACATTAGCTTCTGAAACAAGAAAGCTTGATGTTATCCCAACTGAAATAGAAGGTTTTAATAGTTCTGTACTCGGTTGTGGAGGATTACCAAGAGGAAGAATAATTGAAATGTATGCAAAGCCATCTGTAGGTAAATCTACATTGGCTTATTGGTTTATGGGCCAGGTTCAAAAACAAGGCGGTGTTGCTGCTTTATTTGATGCTGAAGGTTCATACTTACCTACATACGGAGCAGCTTGTGGTATTGATAATGAAAAACTAATCTTACCTGAATTCAATTTAGGTGAAGATGCTTTATATAAAGCAAAGTTATTATTAGCTGCTGATGCTTGTGATATTATTGTGTTCGATTCTATGCCAGCTTTACAGCCAGGTGGTATGAGTGAGCAAACAGACGCTAGTTCATTAAAGATGAACCAAAGATTAGAACGAGCAAAAATGTTTACTATCTTTTTTAATGATTTAATGGGTGGCTTTAAAGTCAAATCACCTATAAAAGGGAAGGGCTTTGTTAAAGATGAGAACGGCAATGACGTTCATAAAATCTATAACAAAAAAGCCACCGTTATTTTCATTAATCATGCTAAAGATAAAATTGGGGTTATGTTTGGTGAAAGAACATATACACCAGGTGGTGATGCAATTAACTTTGCTTCATCAATTAGACTTGGTATGAGTTATATGAAAAAATCAAGACAGAAAGATGAAAATGGACAACCATTATTTAAACAAGTTAGAGTTAAAGCTCCAAAGAATAAGCTTGCTCCCCCTCTTTGTGAATATGATATTAAATTATGGAGAGATGGTAGAGTTGAACCATTAGAAGAAGAAATGACTTATGGTGAAGAAGCTGAAATGTTCGAAGAGCTTAATAAAGAAACCGAGGAATAATGGATTCTAAAATCAAAAGTACACTTATTGATATGATGCTAATAGATTATAGTTTAAATACTTATCAAAAAGCATGTATTCAAAAAGTGATTGATGGTTGTGTTGACTTGGCTTCTTATCAAGCTGGTAAAAGCGGTTTACAGGAAAAAGATGTAGACACTATAGCTGACTTGATAAGAGGTCATATTATTAATATTTTAAACGTATTGGAAATAAAGAAAGATGGCAAAAGAAGATTTAAAGAAGCTCAGAGCTGATAAACCTGTTGGGGACTATCCTTGGTGGGACGGCCAAGTTAAAGATGAAGTAAAATTACATATATCTTTACCTACTTATGATGGTAGTCTTAATTTGACACAGGATAGTGCTTTAAAATTTGCATTACAAAATTCTGTATTAAAAGATAAACTTAAAGTTGAATTTAATTTCTTATCAAATGATAGTTTAATTTGTAGAGCTAGAGATAAATTAGCTTCTGCTTTTTTAGCTAGTGATTGTGAATGGCAATTACAGATTGATAGTGATATTATATTCCCTTATGGTATTGGCCATGATTTAGCTCAATACTACGCAAACTGGATGGATGAAGAAACATTCAGCTTATTTTTAAATGAAGGTGTATTTAGACTTGCTTTAAATATGAATGCTATTGATGAAATACTTAGAAGTGGTATTCAAGATGGTAAGAAAGTTGTAGGGGGTTACTACTTCTGGAGAGGTGGTAATAAAAACTTTAATGAAGCTGGTTCATTATTCGACCCATTAAATGAAGAGAAATGGGAAATAGAATATAAACTACGCCCGGATAATTATATTAAAACTGATAGACTTGCTACAGGGTTTTTATTAGTACACCGTTCAGTTTATGAAGCTATGGATAAAAAATACCCAGAACTATCTTATAATTTACCGGCTATTATGCCAGGTAAAGATACAATGGCTTATTATACTCCAATGATTACTAATGATAGTTATGAAGGTAAAGATGTTAGGTTTTACCGCTCAGAGGATTATGCTTTTGGCTATAGAGCTAAAGAATGTGGGTTTGACCCTTGTCTAAATATGAATCTATTATTAGGCCATGAAGGTAACACTATTTATTCTTGGTTTGATAGACCAGTTTTACAAAAATTGATTTTATCAGAATTTAATAATCCCAGACATTTTATACAAAAAACACCAGGTGATGATGATGCTAAATAAAATTGTGAGCATAGCGGGGATGTGTTGTATACTAACCGCTCAAAGTAACATTGCTACTAGTACTGATGGTGATGTTTATTTAATTTGGGATACAGGCCAAACAATCATGTTTGAGTCAGTAACTACAGGTAATACTTTACAAATAGAGAAGGAAAACTATGTTGAAAGCAGTTATAACGACGGACATACATTTGAGAACAACAGACAAATATGGAAAAATCTTACCGAACGGGAGAAGCTCAAGACTCCAGGATTGTCTGGATCACTTGACAAAGAGTGTAAACTATGCAATAGAACACAACGCGACTCATTGGATATGTCTGGGCGACGTATTCGACAAGATTAATCCCGCTGAAAGCTTAAGGAATGCTTTTGTTGAAACATTAGCCCCTCTTGTCCAAAATAAAATACCAATTATTGTATTGATTGGTAACCACGATACTGATGCTAAAGTATATAGCTTGATGACTGAATCTTCAATTTTTAATATGTTAGATTCTGAAGCTATTACTGTATTAGACCAACCTTGTGAAATGGAATTAAATGGAGTTGAAACATTAATGATTCCTTGGACAACTGATGATGTTGTAGCTGATTGGCTAACTAAACATAAAAATAAAATTGTATTTGGCCACTGGGGAGTTGATGGTGCTCTTGTATCTGGGACTGAATTTGTTTTAAGTTTAGGGGTTAGTCCAAAATTATTCGACCATCACCGTTATACTTATTTAGGTCATTATCATAAACCACAAGCTACAAAAAAGTGGATGTATATTGGTAGCTTACATAAGGTTGATTTTGGGGAACGTAATGATAAAAAAGGTTTTCTATGGCTTGAAGCTACTAATGATAAAATTGAACATAAATTTATTGATGTAAACGATAGACCATTTTTTCAACATACAATTACTGAGGCAGAAGACCCTAACTTTGAACAATTATATAAATGGGAGAGTTTAGAAGATTATGTCGTTAAGTTAATATTTGTTGGAGAGGAAGACTGGTATTTAAGGTTTAATATGGGAGAAGTCCGAAGTAGAATATTAAAGTCTTTAGGGGCACATAAATTATTTTTTGAACATAGAGGTTTACATGAATCTCGTATTAGAGTACCTGAAATAAATGCAACAACTTCATGGCAAGAAGGTGTTGAAGTTTATTGTAAAAAACAACAAAGACCCGATATGGTAGATTTAGGAATGGATATTTTAAAAGAAGTATTATGAGAATAAAGCATTTAAATATAACGAATTTTGGCGCATTTGGTGAAGACGTTAATATTGATTTTGATAGATACGACCCAAACGACAAGATACTAATAATAGGAGAGAACAATGATGCAGCGGGTGCTGACAGTAATGGAGCAGGCAAAAGTACTTTGCTTAACGCTATTAGCTGGGCTATTTTCGGCCGTTTGCCTAATAGCATTGACAGTGACGATGTTATCCGTCGGGGTACTACTAGCGTTCGGGTTTGTTTACGACTTCTTGATGAGCAAGAAAGAGAAATACAGATTGTTAGGAAAAGACAACTAAAAGGTAAACATGATTTACAATGGTTTATTGATGGAGAGAGTGAAACTCAACGGACGATGAAACAAACTCAACATTCTTTATTAAATTATTTTGGGATATTAGAGAATAATACTGAATATTTTTCAGACTTCTTAAATACTACATACTTTAGTGTTGATGCTGTAAAAGCTTTTGCAGGGAAGAAGTCTACCTCTAAAGATAGAATGGATTTAATTTCTAGGTTTTTAAATTTAGAAGTTTTAGAAAAATCTACTTCTAAATCTAAAATTTATGCTAATAGATTAAAAAGTGATTTAAAAGTAATTCAAGGTAAGGTTGAGTTTTTAAGAAATAAATTAGACGAAGGCTTTAATAAAGAACAGATAGAGTCTGATATTCAAGAGTATGAAAGTAGTAAAAAAGTAATTAAAGCTGATATTAGAAAATTAAAACAACAACATGAGGCTGCTTTACATTATGAAGATATTAGCAACCAAATAGTTGATGTAGATAGTCATATAGAGCATTATAATAATGAATTGAAGACTATTGTAGATCTTTATCAAAATCAAATAAAAGATCTAGAAAATAAGCTGTCTAATTCAAGCGCTATCAAAGAAAATATAGAAAAGCTACAAGAACAATCAATAGCAAAAGCTGACGCTCTTAAAGACAAAGATTTAGATAAATTTACTACTTGGCTTGAAAAAGGTAAAACTAAGTGGAATCATCTTTCAAAAGAGATGCTTCAATTAAAGCCACAATTACGAAAACCGCAATATTGCCCGGATTGTAATACTGAATTAATGGTTGAAGACGGAGTTATTAAAGCTTATGATAGTAAAGATATTGAAGCTAAGCTGGATAAGTTAACGGGAGAATTAGATAAAACAAAAAGCTTAGTAGATGAAAAACAAGCTGAATATGATGGTCTAATAAAAACGCAGGATGAAGTAGTAAAACTTCAAAATGATATTAAATATAATTATAAATTATTAGAGGGCGTCCAAAACATACCATCTGATATACAAGATTTAAAATCTAAAATTACACAAAAGCAAGAATCACATAAAGTTGATGTTAAAGAATTATCTAAGAAGAAATTAGGATTAGAACTTAAACTACGTAAGTTTAATAAAGATGATGACCTTACTACTTATGACTTAGAAAGAGGTATAGAATCTGCTAAGAAGAAAGCTTCTGATATTACTGATGAAATCGCTCGATTAAAAGCACAACTAGATAGTAGAGCTCACGACCAGGATGCATTAGATAAAATGGTAGAAGAAGAATCAGGCTTTTTAGAGAAGATTGCTAATTATACATATTGGGTTGAAGGTTTTCCTGCTATACGCCGTTGGATGATTGAAGCTTTTTTACCTTCATTTGAACAACAAACTAATGGATATTTAAATAAGATGGAAGTAGGTATGAGATGCCGCTTTGATACTTTAACCGAAAAGAAATCAGGTAAAGGTGAATTTAAAGAAGCTTTTGATTTAGCCATTATTGATGAAAATAATGAAAAAAGAGATTTAGAAACCTATTCTTCAGGTGAAGCTAAGCGTATTGGGGTCTGTGTAGGTTTTGCATTAAGAGAATTGACTTTAACGAAAGGATATTCTAATTTTAATTTTCTAATGATGGATGAAGTTATCGATTCATTAGATGAAACGGGAATCGGGGAGTTTTTTAATTTACTACAAAGTATTTCTGGTATGAAATTATTAATTACTCATAACTCTGATTTAAAGACTCGTTTCGCGAATACTATAATAATTAGAAAACAGGACGGTGTTTCAACCGTTATACAATAAGGAGCTAAAATGGCACAAAAAAAGAAAAAGACCGTAACAGCTACTAAAATTACTCCAGTACTAGCGGATGGTACGTTAGAGAATGCTGATGAGCAAATAGACGTAAAAAAAGAAACAAAATCTCAACAGGATTTTCAACAGTTATGCTTAGACATTGCTGAAGTATTAAGATCTGACTCTGGTAATAAATTAAGTTGCCGTATCAAGGTGTTAGTAGAAGACTCATCTGCTGTAATATATCAGGGGATGTTAAGTAATGTTTGGGGTAGAGTAAAAGCTGACGGAAGACATGCAATATATCGTCATGCTTTAAAGCAAGTTTTATTAGAAGATCCTCGAACGGCACATCTTTGTGATTAAATTTGGGTGACACTTTAACCCATTAAAATCACAGGAGATAAATTAATGAAACAGGTAATACTAAAAATGATTGCAGATCACATGTTTAACGAAGAAACAAAAGGTAAGATTATTACTAAACTTAATGAAAACGTTGACATTCCAATCATTGGCGAAGGAACCGAGCAGAAGATCTTAGAGGCTTTATATGAAACTATTGAAGCAACTATGAAAGAAGTACTCTTCGAAGAAGAAATGGAAGAACCAATGGAAGATCTAGAAATAGAAGAACCAGTGGAAGAACCAATCGAAGAAGAAATAGCTGAAGAAGACGCCGAAGAATAATTCAAACATACCTCCTATTTGTTTGTAAAAAGAGAAACCCCGGCCATTATGGTCGGGGTTTCTTGGTGATACACGGTTAGGGAAGGGAGGTCGTGTATAAAATCTATTTTTCGTCGGTATCTAGTTCTACATCTTGAGTTTTAGATTGAGAGTTATTAGTAAATGTAATAGTCCTAGTTTCTCCCGGAGTGTCAAAAGCAGCAGGATTATATAAAACTTTAACATAGTAAGTTCCCGTAAAAGAGGAACTATGTGTAATAGTTTGAGTAGTACCACTTACTGCATTAGTATCGGTTGATGTAGGATAGCCCGTAGTACTTACTAAAACTTTTAAAGTTCCACCTTCTATAGGTGCTTGCCACGTGATAACTGTATTACCACTTCCATTAGTTAATGGGACTGTAAAGCTTGTTGCATCCCAAGAAGCTATAGTGAATGGATTTAATAAAGGTGTAGTTCCATGAACTGAAGTATTACCCCATGAAGTACTTCCACCTCCACTTACTGCCCCACCAGGACTAACCGTAAAACTATTTGTTGCAAATCTAGGATGCGCCATTGGTATACCCGTAAAAAACATCTGTTGACCCCCACTAGTACCTGCATATTGAGCGTGATTCCAAAGGTCAAACCAAGAATCGGGATTAGTAGGGTGAACTAATGTAGGTCTTAATACAAAAAGGTCTTGAATACGTCCTGCATGATTAATACTATGCATTCCGATTGTATTTTCAGCCCAAGTACTATTACTACCATAAGAAACATACTCACTGGCGTTTGCAGTATCACTATCTGCTGAAGCAATATAATCGTATTGACCAATCTCTCCCGCATACATGAAAGTACTTCTATAACTACCTTCATGAAATTTCTCAGCTGTAGTTCCACTACCTATAGTAAATTCTGGGGAAGGCATAGAGAAATTAAAACAGAAATGATGATAGCCTGTACGACAGTCTTTTTTAACACAAGCATTTTCAAAAGCTATCCCTTGTAGTGTAGTATACATACCAAGAAAATGATGCCAACCATTATGAGTTGATGATACATGTAATCTATAAGCAACCGAAGCAAAAGTTCTACCTCGATTATTAAAAGCGTTATATCCAACTTCAGGCGTTCCAACTACCCCTCCATAAAAATTATCAATCTGTGAAGAGGAAGGAGTAAAGTCTGTCCAATGTGATACTCTCATTTCTTATCCTTTGCTTTATTTGAATGCTTGAACCAGAAATCAATTACTTTTCCAAACATTGCTATAAACCCACCTAATAATATATTCAATAAATCTCTATGAGTGTCATCTAATTCTAAAGTAGGATGGAATAATAAATATAATACCCAAGCAAATAACGCAAACATCAGTAAACTGATAGTAAATTGCATCCAATCAGGTAATCCATCCCCTTGATGTATTACATCTCTATCTTTAATATTTTTCATCTGTCCTAAATTTAACCGTAGTTTTCAATGCTTTAACATTGGTTGATATTTCTCTTAAATAACCTGATACTGAAAATTCTGATATTCCAGGGAACATAACTTCATCAATAATCTTTATTTTTCTCAATGCATTACCTGCTGGTACTGTAAAAGTTATTGTAGGATCAAAAGGTAAAGTAGCCTCAATAGCATACTTAGGATCTCCATATTCTCTTAAATATTTTGAAGCCCAATATTCTGATTTATCATGTCTAATAAATCTATTATCTGGGAAGTTCCAATCTCTTTGACCATATTTAGCAATAGAGGTTGAATCTGCTGCTGTATAAATAGATCCTGAATCTTTTTCTAATCTAATTCCTTGGAATTTTAGATTAATAATATCTTTAGCATTAAATTTATCAGAAGTACTATCACATTTCCAAGACCAAGTCCCTAAACCTTCTGGTAGATCTTGTTGTAGAGAAGAATAAGGAGGAGGTTGTATAGCTCCATCTTCTGTTTGCAATATTAATGTGGCAGGAGCCATAGCATAATGAGCATTTAAAGTATCCCCCACTACAAAAGATGGATAAGTACCATTTAAATAAATATAAGCATTTTCTTCATCTATTGCTTTTATCCAAGCAGTCGGTCCTGAACTAAATATGCTAGTAGCAGCATTTGTTGTAGCTGTAGGTGAAGCACTATCTGCTTGGTCGGGTAAAGTTACGGTTTGTAGTTGTGATGTAGAAAGTGTAGTAACCAAGAATGAATAATGTTTATAGCTTTCTGGTGAATAAGAGGTAATCCTAGCACTAGCAAAAGGTCTAATATTATTTACTGTTAAACGAGTAACTGGCGTCCAAGTATGACCTGCACTTTCACAAGTAGATTTATCATTATAATGAGAATAGTTTCCTGCAGAACAAACCCCGTGGGAAGTATTTACATCATCTACTGCTGTAATCACTGTTACTCCTTCATCAGAATATCTTATACCATAATTTTTAACATTGGAACTTCCATCACTATTAAGGTCACTTCCCGCATGGGCTGAAACAACGTTTATTGGAGTACCTGCTAATACTTCAAAACCTGGAGTAGATTCTAAGCTTAATTTATTTTTAGAAGTATCAACATCTGTTATGACTCTTCCTATTTGTTCATAGGTTGTAGGATTAGTAAATATTACTATTTCCCCTTTTTTAATAACTCTTTTTCCACTAGCAAATAATGTATTTACATATACTGCAGCATCTGTAGTAGACATTTCTTTCATTACTACAACTTGTTTTGTTGGAGAGTGAGTTCTCCATTTAAATAAAGGTATTAATAGTCTACTACCTATATTAGTTATAGAATCTACTGCATTAGCTGTTGCTTCTGTTTCACTATCTTTAGTTAGTCTTCCCCCTCTAGTACATATTAAATTTACTGAAGCTTCTCTATGAGTTCTTGGAGTAATAGTAAATTCCCCATTAAATAATTGTTCATCAGTTAATACTTCTTCTCCTCCCACGTGTGTTACTTCCCACTCAATATCTTTAACCTGTGGTCTAAAAGGTTGAATAGAAATAACATTTCTAATATCATTATCAATGCCTTTTTTAATATCAATAACATCTCCATCAAGAGCATTTAAAGTGTGAGTGTTTGATTTCGAATCACGATTAATTAAGAAAAACTGTTCAACATCAAAACCAAATACCATATTGTTTGCTGTTGCCAATTTAGCTATAGCATCAAACCCTTTTAATCCTGTATAATCAGCAAGTTGTATTCTAGGATCAACTTCTCTATCATCAACTTTAAACCAGTGTTTAATAGAGCCAAAAGCAAATTTAGATTTAGCTTTTTGAGAAGTCTGATACCAACCTCTATAATCATCAAATGCTGTAAATAGTGCTTCTCTTTCATTATCATTACCTTTATCAACTAATCCCGTTACTACTTGACCGTGACCAATCATACCTTCATTACCATATAATTTTTTAGTAGTTGCAGGAGCTAAATCATCAATAAAATTCCCCGCATTGAATGAACCTGCTGAAGCTGAATATAAATAATTTACTTTAATTCCAATCCCTATATTATCTCTAGTTGTAGAAGGAGATGGTGAAGCTTTTTGAATTCTGAAATATACGATACCATTATTAGTACCTATGTTTAAATCTGAAGCCCCAAACTTCCCTTGAGTATTAGTAAAACCTGTAAACCCTACTGCATCATAACTTGTCCCATTTTGAATATCGTGATCTAAAACTTTTAAAGCATTACTTGTGCCTGCCCATACAAAAACTTCATGACAAGGTTCATAAGGACTAGAATCATTATATTCGGCTAATATAGAATCCCTTTTAAAACAAGTCCCAAATACTCCATTAGTACCATTGGTATTAGTACTCATATCACTGCTATAATGTAAGGTTAAGAATTTTCTAGTTTTATTATTAGCATTCCCTGCTGCATAATTAGCAAATCTTCCACTATCAGCACTGCCGTCCATATCTCCATTATAAACTGAAGCATCACTGGCTGAATCATAAATCTTTGTAGTACTAACAGAACCGGCAGAAAAACTACCTGTACCTAAAGCTACCCTATAAATATAACTACGGTTTAAAATATCATCTTCATTAGATCCCGTGTATAAAGCACTGTGTGTTCTACTTTCATGAGTTGCAATATAAATATTACCTGATTCTCCACTACAAGCAGCAGTACCATAAATTGGAACTACAGTATAACTGTGAGGTGTTACTGCTGATACACTTCGTGTAACAGGTGCAACATTTGTTGCTGTAATATCTGCAAGTGTTTTATCTTCACATTTATAAGAAGTCCATTTTAAATTGAAGTGGCCAGGGTTACTGGCTGTTGCGTCTGGATCCCAACGAAATCTTGAACCATCTGCAGGAGCAGTACCGTCGAATTGTTGAAATACAATAACCCCTTTTCCTGAATCAGCTTCTTGATTAAATACAATACAGCCTTGTTGCCCATTTGTATATCTAACTGCTCCATAAATTTCTTCTGTATCTTCTTCTCTTGCTGCTCTTTCTCCTAATCCTTGAACTACAACTGAACCATATCCAAAACCTTGATTACTTTTTTGTGCTGAGTTATCATCAGCATTTAATCTTTGAATACCAGCACTAGGTGATGTCCCACTTCCAAAACCCTCTTGACCGGAAGTTTGATGAGGACCCATATCTGCAATAAAAGCTTCATTAGCATAAAAACTATCTGAGAATCCAAAATCATTACTTGCAGCAGTTGAATGATTAGTCATATCAATACTAGAATTATTATCAATATTTCTAGACCCAACTTGTTGTCGAGTAGAAGTATCTGGTTGTAATCCATCTTCTAAATCATTAGGACCATACATTGGATGCATCCCGTCACTTCCAATTTGTGCAATATTACGTCTATCCTGTGCAATCCCATTAAACTCCATTACTAATTCTTCATTTCTTTGTCCCGCCCAAGTTAAAGCAGGTGAGCCCCACCCTGTATTTTGAAGATGGTTACTAACATCGTCATTTCTATATGGGGGTGGTTGTAAATCTTCTATATCTGTATGGCTTGTAGCTGTATACCCGGAACCCGCTGCAGATAATACCTCATCATTTAATTTTGTAGTATATCCACTTTTATTATCCAAAATAATATCTCTATACTGATTATCAATTTGAGCTTGGGTTACAGTACCAGAAGTAACCGAATCATTAAACATATTATAAAACCATTGATGTGGACCTGCATGTGAAGACCATAACCTTGAAGCCCCAGTTGATTGAGGTCCTGTGGTTTCTCCTTGAAATTGGTGAGTTGGTCTACGAATACTAGTTGCTCCAATAACTTTAGAATAATGTGTTAATGGTATATTTTCTGCTGCTTGTCTTGATAAATTATGCCAATTATCCCAGTGATGAGCAAGTGCTAAACTAACATTAGTCATAACCACATCACTTGAATGATTTTCAGCTGTAATAAATACACTTAAATAGTCAGCGTTATGCCAACCTGATATTGCATTAGTCTCTAATGCTGCAAAATAATAATCTCCATTTCCAAAATCAGTTACTGTATAACCATCTGTGTTTGCCATTCCAATTGGTCCATAAACTTGAGAATCATCAACTGTTGATGAAGCAGAAGATGAATTAGAAACTTGAATTTTAAAATTAGTACCCGTAATCCTTAATTTATAAACTGACATATTATTTACAGGAGCAGATAGAACAAATTTTACTCCATCAGAATCACTACTAGTACCCATTGTTAATACTTTAGTAGTACTATTTAAAGTGAAAGTACTTGACCCAACTCTTGTCCACCCTGTTGGTGCTGTAGTACCCCCACTAGTTGAAGCCCCTGTCCATAACGAGTTTCCATTTGTTGCAGTACCTGGTACTAATTCTAATGTTTCTCCAAATATATCATTAGCAGGTCTTTGAGTATCATCAAATCCTGAAACTTGGGGATGCATCCAATGTGTACCTCTTCGAGCTTCATGGGTATTACTATATCCTTGCTGTCCAGCAGGGCCAAAGGGTAAAGTAGTATAACGATAAGCAGTAAAATTACCAACTGAAGCTCTACCATAAGATAATTTATGAGTTTCTAATTCTCCTGTCTTAACTGTTTCATTAGCAACTTGTGTATCAGTTTCTCTTGAAGCCCCTGCTTTACTAGAGTGGTCAAAAGGATACATCATTCTAAAGTCCCATTGGCCTGGCCAATAATTAGTTATATCTTGAGAACGAGTAGCATCATTTAAATAATGACCTGCTCCTATTGAATTTACTCCAGGCTTCCATTTAAAAATAGTAGCAGGAGGGCAAACCCAATTTAATTTATGTGTCTTATTCTCAATATCAGTTTGAGTATCTCCAAAATCCTTCCAAATCGTTCCATATAAAGTTTCGTCATAAGTGTTATACCATAAATTTTGGATAGGAGCAAATCTGAAATTGTCAGAACTCGAATCTGTGGTTGCTAGTTTTGTCCATTTATCTTCATCAATGTCATATTGCCACAATTCCGGTTGTCTGTCTTGACTGGTAACTGATAACCCGGCGGATGTATTATTAGTATTTACTCCACCAGTAGCTACGTAAATTATGCTCCTATCCTCATTTGTTGTTAAAGCAGTCATTGGGATAGCATTAGGAGATGGTGTAAAACTCTCTCCATCAAAACCAGGATAGGTGTCTAAACTCCAATAACCTAATTTATCATCTATAGTTTTAACAGTTAATAAATCTGATGATACTCTTTTATCATCTGGTAAGTTATTCTGATTATCCTTAAATACTTCTATTAAAATAGTATTTAATAAAAAACTTAATTTTCTATTTTCATGATATTGGTCTCCATCTTTAACTTTCTCTGCATTTAAATCTGATAATGCTTTATCCATTGATGATACTGTAATAGTAGCAGTTGGAGTGTTACGTGAAGTCTTAATATCTTGTATAATACCTGCACTAACTTCATAGGTTTCTGTTTTCCCGTCTGCAAAAGTTAATTCTAATCCTACCACAACTACATGATTTTGCCAATTTGTATTTGATCCCCCTTTAGTAGGTGAAAAAATAGCTTTATGACCTGTATCAGTTGTATAAGTTCTATCTATAAACCTATCAAACAGTCTATCATCTTCTCTTTTGCTTCTTTTAATTTTAACAGCCATTAATTTTTAACCTTTATACTAGAAAGGCTTATAGTAAAATTACCTTTATCGGTTTCCATTTTTTGAATAAGTGACCCTATTTCTTGTAATACATTAGGACCGCTTACTTCAAATCTATCAGAGAAGTCTACTTTTGATGGACCTCTTGGTACATCAAATTGAATAGTATGTAAAGCTTTAATTCTTGCTAAAGTTGTATTGGCTGCATCATTAGACAACTGCGCCATATAAATTTTTCCTGTAAAGTGTTGGTCAAAAAGAGGTGATGTACCTTGGGTAGCTACAAAATCTGTATTAGAAGCTTCAATTCTACAAGCCATAAAACCGTTAGTATTACAATCAACTGCAGAACCTTCCATTGTCCCACTAGCACTACCTGTATATTTAATTCCATCAATATAAATACCTGTATTAGCTCCTGATCCGAAAGTTTGTTCTCTATCAAATACTAAAGCAATATGATGTAA